CACGCTGCAGCGGCGCGTGGCCCAGTTTCGTGCCGGGGTGCGTCTGCTCTGTGGGCAGATAGCGGAGTTAGGCGGCATACCTGTGTGGCGTCCTGACGATTGGGAGGATTACGACGGGGAGGACGACAATGTCAACTAAGCGGACGCCGGAAGAGATGCGGGCGCTGCTAGTGCGATTCGTCAAGACGATGGCCGGCCTATTCGGCACGGCTATCGGCGTGCTGTACGTGCTCAAGGGGGGCAAGCGCTGAGCGAGAGCCAAGGGGTAATAAGGCCGATCTCGGTCAATATTCTAGGTAAGTGCTACAGCATTACATACGTCGACAACCCCGCAGAGGTGGACATATACCATCGTCAATCGCTTTGGGGCCAGATTGACCACTGGACGCGCACTATCCGGGTCTATGACAACGGGCGAGCGGACGGCGATTTATGGGACACCATCATGCATGAGGTTCTACACGGCATCGCCTCGGAACTGAATATTAAAGCGCTAACAGACAATGACTGCGAGACAGTCATTGGGCTGCTTGGCATGGCCCTCAGCGACGTTTTCATTCGTAATGGGTGGCTCAAGTGAGCAACCGCTGCTACGTGACGTTCTGGGCGGTGGGCCTGTTGGCGCTCGTGCTCGTGGGCCGGTGGCTCATGCGCGACTATGCCGACTACCTGCTGCTGGCTGACAGGCTGAGGTGGCATGTCGGTTGACCGACAGCACGACGTTCCGCGCCACGATGCCGCCGATCTTGTCGGCACTCAAAGTGTCGGGCGACGGTGGGGCACGGCTCCAGTTAGACATCCCAGAGTGTGACTTACCGGACGTGCTTCGCTTGTTGGCGTGGCGCGAACGGGTGCTAGTGGTGACGGTGGTACCAGAGGGCGATGGAAAGCAACCAGACCGCTCCAGAAAACTCCATATCTGAGCGTTTGGAGCAGGTTATGGCTCAACTGAGCTATGACCAACTTCGCTTTCTGGCGGCGATGGCAGAGTGTTCTACCAAGGCCGAAGCAGCCGACGCTATCGGCGTCAAGCGCGATACGGTCTACCACTGGCCCGACATTGTGGACGACGCTCTTCGCCTCATGGCGACTGACCGGGTAGAGGTAGCGCGGGCCATCGCCAAGAAGTACCTGGTGAAGGCGATGATGACCAAGGTCAAGGGTCTTGACTCGGGCGACGAAGCTACCCGCCAGCGGGCCGCCACTGAGCTTATCGAGTGGCAGTTGGGCAAGGCGGCACAGAAGAACCTCAACGAGAACAGCGGCGAAGTCGTGGTAAGGGTGGTGCGTGATAGCGGGCGGGCAATCCGAGCTTGAGATCATCACGCCGGAAATGTACCCAAAGCAGACAGAGATTGCCGAGCACCCTGCTAAGCGCAAGGTGGTGTGTGCCGGACGGCGGGCGGGCAAGACGACATTGGCCGCTGTCATGGCGATTGACCACATGCTTGACGGGCGTCGCGTGCTTCTAGCCTCCACCACGCAAGAGCAGTCAGACGCTTTCTGGGACAAGGCAAAGGCGTGGCTTGCGCCGGTGATTGAGGCCGGGATCGTCGGCAAGAACGAGGCGCGGCGCATTCTCACGTTTGGCACGACAGGCCGCATTCGCGTCAAGACGGGCCGAGATGCCGACGTGCTGCGCGGTGACTTTGCCGACTTCCTGGTGCTGGACGAATGCGCCCTGCTTGACCCGAAAGCGTGGGACGAGGTGGCCGCGCCGATGCTGGCCGACAACGACGGCGACGCCATGTTCATTAGCACGCCCCGCCGCCGCAACTGGTTTCACGGCCTGTACCTTCGTGGTGTGGACGACACCGGTGATGGGCGCTGGCACTCCTGGCACTTCACCAGTCACGACAACCCGCATCTGAGCGCTCCGGCACTGGCAGAGATCACCCACGACATGACCTCTGAGGCGTACCGCCAAGAGATCATGGCCGAGTTCCTGGAGGGTGAGGGCGCGGTCTTCCGTAACATCGCCGCGAACCTGACCGCACCGGAGACGACGCCGGCAGAGCACGCGGGCCATCACATTGTGGCCGGTTGTGACTGGGCACGGCAAGCCGACTATTCGGCGTTCTCGCTTGTCTGTCGGGACTGTCGTGTCGAGGTGGCGCGGGATCGGTTCAACCAGATCGACTATCACGTCCAGGTGGCCCGGTTGAAAGCGCTCTGCGACAAGTGGACCGTGGCGACGATCTTAGCCGAGACCAACTCAATCGGCACGCCAGTGCTGGAGATGCTTCAGCGGTTAGGCCTCCCCGTCCGCGGCTTTGAGACCACCGCCTCCAGCAAGCCGCCGCTGATTGAGTCGCTCGCCCTCGCCTTCGAGCGCGAGGAATGCCGGTGGCAGGCCGACCCGGTGTGGACGGGCGAGCTAGAGGCTTACGAGCGCAAGGTCAGTGCGACCACGGGCCGGAGCCAGTACAGCACTCCTGAGGGCGGCCACGACGATACCGTGATGGCGCGGGCGTTGGCGTGGCAGGCGTGTGACAGGTCACCAACTGGGGGCATCTTCGTATGAGCATACTCAGTAACCTACTCTCAGTGTGGCCGCGCCCGTCTGCGTACAAGGCGAGCCAACTCGCCACCGCCATGCCGACATGGCAGGTGGGGACGCCGACCTACCCGTCGCGCGGCTTCGAGCCGAACGTGCGCGAGGGCTACGGGCGTAACGAGTTGATCTATGCCTGCATCGCCTACAAGGCCAACAGTGCCAGCCAGGCGCGGATGGTGGTCAGGCGCGAGAGTAACGGCGAGGAGCTAGAGCAGCACCCGCTACAACAGCTGATAGACCGCCCCAATCCGTTCATGACTCAGTTCGACCTAGTGTCACTGACCACGATCTTCCTCGACTGTGCCGGGCGGGCGTGTTGGGAGAAGGTAAGGAGCGCGTCGGGTGCGGTTGTCCAGCTATGGCCGTTGCGCCCTGATTGGCTACACCCAATCCGCGACGCCAAGCGGTTCATGGTCGCGTATGAGTACGCCGTGCCCGGCATGAACCCCGTCCGTATTGACGCCCGCGACGTGCTCGAAGTGAAGTTGTGGAATCCCCTCGATCTGTACGGTGCGCTCGCACCCGTCACCGTTGCCAGCCGCGTGGCGGCAGTGGACAACAGCGCCACCGACTTTATCAAGCTCACCTTCGAGCACGGCGGCGTGCCTATGGGCGTGCTGTCCAGCAAGCAGAACCTTACCGAGACGCAGGTTGAGTCTATCCGCACCCGTTGGCGGCAGCGGTATGGCGGTTTCCGCAATTGGGCTGACCCCGCCGTGCTGGACGCTGATGCCACCTACCAGCGGGCCGGGCTGACGTTCCGCGAGTTGGGCTTTGACATTCTTGACGCCCGCTCTGAGGCGCGTATCTGTGCCGTGCTGGACGTGCCGCCCATTCTGGTAGGGGCGAAGGTGGGGCTAGACAGAGCGACGTACAGCAACTATGCCGAGGCGCGTGCCGCGTTCTGGCAGGACGGGCAGATACCCCGCTTGCGGCGCATTGCCGACGAGTTCACTACCGACTTGGCGTCCGAGTTCGGTGTGGGCATAGAGGTTGACTGGGATTTGTCCGAGGTGCCCGCCCTGCAAGAGGACGCGGGCGTCGTCTGGGAGCGGGCGGGGAAGGCGTACCAGCGGGGCGGCATCACGAAAAACGAGTACCGCAAGGTAATGGGGCTAGATGCCGTGCCTGATGGCGACGAGTTCCGCGCCCCGGCCCCTAGCCCGTTTGCCCAGCCGACAGATGAGGATACTGACAGCGACGGCGATACCGACGAGGAGCCGCCGGACGCCGAACCGGGTGCCAAGGCGATGGTGAAGGCCGATACCGACGCGCCCGATGATGCTGACCGGCGGCAACGCGAGCGGGCGCTTGAGGACGACATGACGGCCTTCTTCGCCGCCGAGCTAGAGCGTCTGCGCGAGGAGCTACGTAGTGGCAGCGCCTAGGCGCGAATGGTGGGAAGAGGAGCTTCGCCTGCTCGCGCCGATCATGCAGAGGCACCTACGCGAGGGCTACATGGCCGCTGCCGAGAGTGCGGCGCGGCAGTTGCCCGCCATCGCCCGCTACCAGATTGATTGGGCGCTGGTGAATGAGGCCGCTTGGCGGCGGTCGCGCGAGTACGGTTACGAGCTAGTCAAGGGCATCTGCGAGACCAGCGAGGCGTTTCTGCGCGAGGCCATTAGCGAGTGGATGGACACGGGCCGCCCGCTGGACGAGTTGGCGGGAGAGTTGGCACGGAGCGGTATGTTCGGCCCGGCACGCTCACAGATGATCGCCGTCACTGAGGTCACGCGGGCCTATGCCGAGGGCAACCGCCTAGCCTGGCAGGCGTCGGGTGTGGTGGATCGGGTGCGCTGGCAAGTCGCGATGGACGAGCGCGTCTGTCCCCAGTGTGGCCCGATGCACAACCGGACGGACGCGGTAGGCGGCGACTTCGAGGGCATGGGGCCTCCCGCACACGTAAATTGCCGGTGCTGGATTATCCCGGTAACTGACCCCTACGGAGCGCCCTAGTGGAAGTGGAGATTCGCGGCCTGGAGGAGTTGCAGCGCAAGGCTCGCCGCATGGGCACCGACATGGGGCCGACCATGAGCCGCACGATGGACCGGGCCGTCAAGTACGTGCACAGCACCGTGCCCCCCTACCCGCCCGCGCCACCGGAGAGCCGCTATCGGCGTACCGGCCTGTTGGGCCGCAGCATCACTACCGAGGTGCGGGCGCTAGGCGGCACTACCGTGGGCGTGATCGGAACAAACGTGGCCTATGCGCCGGACGTGATCAGCAGCGAGCCCGCCAACGGGGCGGGGCCGCAGGCGTGGTATCACAAGCGGACGGGCTGGTACACGTTGCAGGACGTGGTAGCGAAAGCGGAGCGGCAGATCATCGCCATATTCGAGGCCGCCCTAGACCGACTGATAGGAGACTGACATGGAGTGCAAGGCGGCCCCGGCGCTGGGCACCACGATTGACGGGCGCACTGTTACCGGCTTCGCGTCGGTGTTCGGTGTGGTGGACTCGTATAGCGACATTGTGATGCCCGGCGCGTTCAAGAAGACGCTGAAGGAGGGCGCGACCCGCGTGCGCCACCTCTGGCAGCACGACGTATACAGCCCGCCCGTCGCCACCATCCTGGAAATGCGTGAGGTGAGCGAGAAGCAGTTGCCCGACGCCATCCGCGACGTGTACCCCGAGGCCACCGGCGGCCTACTGGTCAAGCGCGAGTACCTCGACACACCGCGCGGCAATGAGGTGTTGGCCGGGCTCACGTCCGCCCCGCCCGCCATCACGGAAATGTCCTTCGGCTTTGACGTGGTGAAGTTCGAGTACGTCCAGCACGCCAAGGCGGACGAAGCGCCCGGCTTTCCGGTGCGCTACCTACGCGAAGTGAAGCTTTACGACACGTCCGACGTGTTGTGGGGTGCCAACCCGGCCACCGCGAACCTCAAGGGCGCCGCGTTTGCCGACGGGCGGCTCACCCACTTGCAGGCCGTTATCGCGCCCCTGCTGCTGCCCGACGCCATGCGCGTGGGGCCGGAGCTAGGCGAGGCGCGTTTGGCGGAGTTGAAGGCAGCGCTCGCCACAGTACAGACGATTCTAGCGACAGCCGAGCCGCCCGCCGCTGAGGATACCGACGCGGTGCAGGCACTCACTGAGGCGCTGGCAATCCGCCTGGCACTGGCAGAGCGCGAGTTCGCACTGATAGGAGTATGACAGTGAACGCACAGGAGTTGCGTGCGCAGTACGCGGCCAAGCTGGCCGAGGCCAAGGGCCTCCTGGCCGAAGGCAAGGCCACTGAGGCCACCGCCGCTATGGGGAAGGCCGACGAAATCAAGGCCATGCTGGACTTGGCCGCGCGTGTCGAGGCGGGTGACGCCTACATGAGCGAGCCGGGACAGGTCAAGGCCGCCGCCGCCGCTTGGCGTGAGAGCGCCCCGGACGAGGGCGAGCCGCCGGTTGACGTGAAGGCATGGCGCTCGTTTGACCTCAAGACCCCTATGGGCGAGGTCAAGACGTTCCGCTACAACGTGCCTATCGCCGTACAGGCCAAGGGGTACGCCCCGGCTTTCGAGGCGTATCTGCGCAAGGGCCTCAGTGACATGGGGCCGCAAGACCGCAAGACGCTCTCTGTGGGCGTGGATACGGCGGGCGGCTTCCTGGTGCCTGAAGACCTCCAGACCGAGATGATCCGCAAGATCGCCACAATGGCAGTGATGCGCCAGTTGTGCCGCGTTACACAGACCAGCCGGGACGTATCGACCTGGCCGCGCATCAACTACACCACGGACGATATCTACACCTCCGGCGTGCGCTTGACCTGGACCGGTGAGACCCCGGCCACGGCCACCACGCACCGCGCCACCGACCCGGTCTTCGGCCAGGTGTCCATCCCCGTTCACACGGCGATGGCGTCCATGCCGATCACTAACCAGCTGATCGAGGACGCCGCGTTCGACGTGCAGGGCATCGCTACCGACCTGATTGGCGAGGCGTTTGCCCTGGGCGAGGATAACGTGTTTATCAACGGCACGGGCGCGGCCCAGCCTATGGGCCTCCTAGCCCAGGCTGAGGACGAGGGGCCTGCCGCCGAGCACTTGGGCGCAACTGACGTGCCCACTCTGGCGGGCCTGCTCAACCTCGAAGCGGCGCTGCCCTCGCAGTATGAGCGTGGCGCGGCCTTCTTGGCTCGCAAGGCCACCCTCTCCGTGTTGCGGCAGGCGGCCCAGACTACTAGCGGCCAGCTGCTCTGGGCGGCCTCCATGCCCGGCGGCTACCTCCAGCCGCAGCCCCCGACCATGCTGGGCTATCCGGTCTACAAGAGCGAGTTTGTCCCGGCCATCGCGTCGGGGGCCTACTCGCTGATCTTCGGGCAGTTCTCCGGCTACTACATCGTAGACCGCGTGGGACTGTCGGTACAGCGGTTGTCGGAGTTGTACGCCGAAACCGACATCACCCTGCTTCTGGCGCGGCGTCGCGTTGGCGGCTACTGCGTGGAGCCGTACCGGTTCCGACTCGGGCAGATGAGTTCCTAGCCTAGACCTGGGCCATGAAGGGGCGGGGCTGCCCTCCGCCCCTGAGCTTCTAACAGGAGACACACGACATGGGTACTGCTGCTAAGTGGGATATTCTCACCACGCTCGCCTCGGACAACCGGGGCGTCGCCAACGCCACCAGCGCCAACTCGTCCGGCACGACCATAGACCTGCTGGACTACATAAACGTCGGTGGCCGCCAGATGAAGGCCGTCCTCAACGTCGGCACTGTCACTTCGACCGGCAACCTGTCAGTCAAGCTGCAGGAGTCGAGTACCAGCGCCGAGGCCGGTTTCAGCGACATTAGCGGAGCGGTGTTCACCACGACCGCTAGTTCTGCGTCGCTTACCGGTTCGGAGACGATCCACTTCCGCACCAACAACCGCTACGTTCGCGCCGTCGGGGCTGCGGCCAACACGGCCCAGGTCAACTACGGCGTCTACATCATGGCAGAGAAGCGTCTGGCCTAACCGCCACAGGGGAGGGGCAGCGTCGCCTCTCCCCGCCCCCACCCTAGCGCCGGGAGGTGCATTTGTCTCAGGTCTACTGGGCCGTGCTGATGGAGCGGACGATCCCCGACTATGCGTTCGCGGCGTTCATGGATATGTCCATGCGGGCGGGCAACAAGGGCTACGCCCGTATCAACGTCGGCTACACGCGCATTGACGTGGCGCGTAACCGGGTAGCCCAGACGTTCGTCGAGTCTACCGACGATCCCGACGACGTGCTGATCATGCTGGACATGGATCACATACACAGCCGCGACACGCTAGACCGGCTGGCGAGCCACGGACAGGACGT